ACCACGATGCAAACCGCACCGTGGTTTTCTTTTACCCATTTTTAGGAGGAACTAGCCGAATGGCAAGCATCTTGGCGTCTGACGCGCCTTATGCGTCGTGGCTCTCTGACGTTCTGGCGCAGCTGGAAGAGCTGAAGATTGACCGAATTGCAATTGCAGCGCCCTTGCCCGGCGGCGAAGTGTTTACCGGTTATTACCACATGGACATGATGGACAAGGCTGTGGTCGCAACGAACATTCAGGCAGATGCCACGTTGGATGCAGTCTGCGCCAATGGCCGCCGCATTCAGGAGGCATGGGAGGAGGAAGGTGATGACGATGAATAAGTATCTTTACCCACTGTTGGTAAACGCCCTTAAGAAGCTTCTGGGTATCCGTTCGCCGTCTGCGATGTTTGAAGTCGATGCCGAGACTATCGATGCCGTGATTGCGGAAAACGACCTTCACGAGAAGCTGGCTCCAAGCGCGATGCGAAAAGCACCGTGCTATTTTTATGCCCGCTACGGCCGCATGAGGCCAAAGAGGGCGCAATATCAGTCTACCTGCGGACTTAACAAGGCAGGGGCAACAAGTCAGAGCGACGACTTAAAACGCTTAGTTGCTGAACCGGAGGTATCCCATGAAAACCAGTGAACTGAAAGACCTTGGACTGAATCAGGAACAGATCGACGCGGTCTTTAAGCTCAACGGCCTTGACGTGGAAAACGCCAAGGCTCCCATCGCCACGCTGACGGCGGAGCGTGACGACCTGAAAACCCGCTTGGCAACCGCAGAGGACACCCTGAAAGGCTTCGATGGCAAGTCTGCCGATGAAGTTAAGGCTGAAATCGCCCAGTACAAGAAGCAGGCCGAAGATGCCAGTAAGAGCTTCCAGCTCCAGATGACCCAGCGTGACCAGCGCGATTGGGTCAACGGCCAGCTGGACAAGTACGGCGTTTCCTCTCCCTACGCCCGCCGCCAGCTTACCGCTGACGTGATGGACGAAAAGGACGGCCTGAAGTGGAAGGACGGCGCATTTCAGGGCTTCGACGACTTCATGAAAACTGCAAAGGAAAAGGATTCTGGCCTGTATCAGACCGCCGAGGAAAAGGCGGAAGCTGAGAAGCAGGCGCAGCTCGAAAAGAAGGCTCCGAAAATCGTCGGGCCCACCGGCAACACCACCCCGACGGAAACCAAGTACACCCCGCCCAAAATTTTCTAAACCGAAAGGAAGGTAAACCACTATGGCAAGAATCGAATCCCTTAGCATCCTGACCACCGACACTGGCAAGGAGTATCTGGCCGAGCTGTATGGCAAGGTCATTGAGAACGTGCAGAAAGCGCTGGTTTCTGCTGGCATGAAGAACACCGACCTGTCCGGCGACCCGACCGCTGGCACTGTGGAGGCAAAGCGCTTTGCAAACGCCACCTCTGCAAACTATGGCACTGCCCGCAAGGCTGGCAAAGGCAGCCAGATCAAGGCAAAGTCCGTGACCGTTGCTATCGACACCGACAAGGAAATCGTCGAAGAGATGGAAGAGAAGGATGTCAAGCTGTATGGCGTTAACGGCGTTCTTGACCGCCGCGCTGCAAACCATGTTCTGCGCATGGCCGCAGAGCTGGACAAAGACTTCTTCAAAGCCGCAGACGGTGAAGCCGTCAAGGTGACTGTCGCCGCCGGCACAAGCATCGAAGATGAGCTGGAGCAGGTCATTCAGGAAGCCGAAAACACTGCCAACGATTTTGTGGATGGTGTGCCCCGCGAGATGATGTGTCTGGTGACGTCCACCGCCTACTATGGCAAAATCCGCAACAACCTCGACAAGATGTCTCGCGCCAATGTGGACACCGCTGCTGAGGAGTTCTACGCATGGCACGGTGTCGAGGTCAAGAGCTGCACCCACCTGCCCGCTGGCTGTGACTATATCCTGATGGTTGACGGCTCTGTGGCCCAGCCTGTCATGGCTAACCCCTATACCGCTGAAAAGATTCCGCTGTCCGAGGCGACCGCCGTCAGCCTGTTCTATCACTACGGCACCAAGGTCGTCACCCCTGACCTGATTTTCAAGAAAAAGGGCGCAGAGTAAGAGAAAGGAGCTATCATAATGGCAAAGTTTAAGAACATCGTTACCGGCAATGTGCTGGAGACTGACAACCCGCTGACCATCAAGCTGATGGAGAACAGCGACCGCTATGAAGCTATGGATGCGCCCGCCGTTGAGGCCGCAGCACCCACCAAGAAGTCCGGCAAGGCAAAGGCCGCAGTGGCAGCCGAAGAGGACGCCTGAGCGGAGGTGTAAACCATGGCGTATGCGGATTATGAGTTCTACTCCACCCGGTATTTTGGCGACGAGCTGACCGAGGCGACCGCGCCGAAATGGCTGGAACGTGCGAGCGATGCTGTTGATACCATCACCTTCTACCGGCTGGCGCAGGGTATGCCCGGGGAAGCTGCTCATGTTGCCCGGGTAAAGAAAGCCGTGTGCGCTCTGGCGGATGTCCTCTACCGCGTTGAGCAGCAGCGCACGGTAACGGCGGCCAGCAAAGATGCGCAGGGCAATCTCCGGCCCGCTGTGGCCTCTATGACCTCTGGCAAGGAATCTGTGTCCTATGTGCAGTCTGCGGAGGCGTCCGTGTACGCAAAAGCTGCATCCGACAGCGCAGCGCTGAACTCCCTGTTGCAATCTGAAGCTGAACGGTATCTCGCAAACGTCCCCGGCCCGGACGGCGTGAACCTGCTGTATGCGGGGGTGAGATGATGCATGACCAGACCATAACGCTGTACAACTACCATGAACCGTCTGGCCTCTGGTATACGACTGTGTTTGAGGGTGTGCAGCTTGCTGCGGCCAGCGCGAGCAGCGCGACGACGCACGGCAACAACGGCGGCGATTCGGTGAGCATCATCATACCGGCGGCAGCGGACAAAACGGCAGCTTCCCGGCAGTACATCGGCCCGAAAGCCTATGCAGCGCGGGACGCCCCCGGCGAGTGCTTCACATTCTGGCCGGAACATGATTTCGTCGTTGTCGGTAGCTGCCCTCTGGAGCAGCCTGTTTCCGAGGACGACTACGACAACGGCTTATACCACGAGATGAACCATGGACAGGATGAAGTCTACATAGTTACTTCGGCCTCGTTCTACGGCCTCATTCCGCACTTTGAAGTGGAGGGACGCTGAATGAGCGATACGGAGCATTTTCAGGGCTTTTCCTGCGTCCATGGTAACTTTTATGCAGAAATCCATTTCGACCGTTTTTCACGGCAGTTTGCAGCCGCTCAGGAGTGGCTGGCAGAACAGGTGCTTGCAGACTGCAAACCGTTTATGCCGATGGAGACCGGAAGTCAGATTCAGCGCTCGTATGTGGACGAGGGCGGCAAGCGGGTCGTATTCCCCGGCCCCTATGCACGGTATCTGCACGAGGGCAAGGTCATGGTCGATTCTGAGACCGGCAAAGGCCCCGCAAAGATACCGGACGGCTCCGGCGGCTACCTGCTGCGCTTTCGCAAAGGCGCAACGCTTGTCCCGACAGACAGGCCGCTGAATTATTCGACCACGGCGAACCCGCAAGCAACAGACCATTGGTTTGACGCTGCGAAGGCTGCAAATCAGGACTATTGGCTGGAAAGGGTAAAACGCATAGGAGGTAGAGGCGAAGATGCCTAAAGCAAATACCGCCGTCAAGTTTGATGTTGACGGCTCCGAGATCGTGAGCAAGGTGCTGCTGGAACTGCTCAACAAATGCCCGGCACTGTGCGGCAAGAAGGTTGCATTTTCTACGCTGGGAGAGGACGAGGGCCTCGGCTTCTTTCCGTCCGTTGGTGCAGCCATCACGAGCGAAACGGAAACCATCACCGGCGATGTGCATCAGGTGTGCGCATATCCGTTTGATGTCGTGCTGCGCTGCGCTCCCAAGACCGAAGTGGCGAGAATCCGCTGCAAGGAACTGCTGGATGCCATCGGGCGCTGGCTGGAACGGCAGCCCATCACGGTGAACGGTGAGATGCACACTATGGACGCATACCCGGCTCTGACGGAGGGAAACCGCAAAATCAGGGCCATTTCCCGCACAAGCCCCTCGCACCTGAATGCTGTGTACCAGAACGGCGTTGAGGACTGGCTGTTCTCCGGCAGCCTGAGATACGAAAACAATTTTTGCAGATAAGGAGAGAACAACATGGCAGAGAAAATCGAACGTAAGCTGCTGGCTCACTATATCGATGCCAGCTTTGACACCACCGGGAACACCCCGAAGTATGTCCGTCTGGGTAAGGACCTCGAGGAGTACAACCTCGAACTGAACCCGGACGTTGAGGTGTCGAAAAACATTTGGGGTGAAAGCACCATCAATCACAACGGCTACGAGCCGCAGAGCGAGGTGGATCCCTACTATGCAGTGGAGGGCGACCCGCTGTATGAGAAGCTGGAAGCCATCGCAAATGGTCGTCTGACCGGCAAGGACTGCATGACCACCACCGTTGATGTGCTGGTTGACAGCAAGGGCAAGGTGGCATGGGCATACCGCGAGAAGGTCATGGTCGTTCCTACCTCCGTAGGCGGCGACACCAGCGGTGTGCAGATTCCGTTCACCATTTACAACGCAGGCGAGCGCGTCAAGGGCAACTGGGACACCACGACCAAGGCGTTCACCGAGCTGCCCGGCAGCGATAGCGAATAATCGACAATAAAGCATGAGAACAGGGCGGTCAGCGTGGGGTTGGCCGCCCTATGTTTTTAGGAGGCAATAATGGATATTCAGAAGAACGTGAACTTCCCGCAGCCTGTTGAAAAGCCGGTTGAGAACGTTGGCATCGTTATTGATGATGGCACCGAGGAGGTTCCTATCACGAACCTGCGCGGCCAGCGTGTCGGCGTTTTCTATGTGCGCCCGACCGACCTCGGCATCGTGCACCGCTATGACGAGTTTGTGAAGGGCTTCGACAGCATTTTGGAGCCTATCCAGCGCGTGAACCTCAACAGTGACGGCTCTGCAAAGGACAACGACACCACGACCATGGACGCGCTGAAGGAGGCCGAGAAGCGGCTGTCCGATAAGCTGAACGCCCTGTTCGATGGCAACTTTGCAGAGGCGTTTTTCGGCAAAATGAACCCCTTCTCCATCGTAGGCGGCCGCTTCTATTGCGAGGTGGCAATCGAGGCCGTGGGCGCGTATATCGAAAGACGCTTTGACCATGAGATGAACCTCGCACAGAACCGTGTGGAGAAGTACACTCACGGCTACCGCACCGGCAAGCACCGGAACGGCAGCAATAAGCGGCGCAGAGGTCCGCAGCAGTGATCGGCGAACTCCCCACCCGGCTTCAGGTCAATGGCACAAGCTATGCCATCCGAACGGATATGCAGGACATCCTGAAGGTTTTGCAGGCGTTCAACGACCCGGAACTGGAAAATGAGGAAAAGGTCTATATCTGCCTGTTCATCATCTACCGGGACTTCGACAAGATGCCGCAGTCGGATTACAGTGCAGCCTATCAGGCGGCAGCCGACTTCATGGACTGCGGCGTTCACACCGGCGGCACAAAGGGTCGTCCATCGGTGCGGACTATGGATTGGGAGCAGGACGCGCCCCTTATCTTCCCTGCTATCAACAAGGTGGCCGGGTGCGAGGTGCGCAGCATCCCGCATCTGCATTGGTGGACGTTCATGGGCTACTTCATGGAGATCCATGACGGCGTATTCGCTCAGGTCATGTCCCTGCGGGCAAAAAAGGCCAAGGGCAAGAAGCTGGAAAAATGGGAGCGCGAGTTCTGGGCTGCAAACAAAGACCTGTGCGTCCTGAAGGTCAAACGCTCCAAAGAGGAACAGGAAGAAATCGACCGACTGAACAAACTGCTGGATTAAGGAGGTGGCAAAATGGCAGGACAGGCAGACGGCTCTATTGTCGTTGATACCGAACTGCAAACCGAAGGTTTTGACAAGGGCAGCCGAGAGATGCAACGAGCAATCGGCTCCCTGCAAACCAAGGTAAACAACCTCGCACCGACCATGAAAAAGGCTATGCGGGGAAGCGCCAGCGCCTTAGAATCCTTTGATGGCAAGGTCGGGCCGATGCGTGAAACGATTTCCGCACTGGAAGAAAATCTGGAACAGCTGGGCAAGGCTCGGCTCCCGACTGAGGATTATCAGTGGCTTCAGACGGAAATCGCGAAGGCAGAAAAAGAGCTGGACAAGCTGCTCAACAAAGAGGCCGTGTACGAGGACATGGACGTGAACAAGTCCTCGCAGAAGTGGAAAACGCTGCAATACAGCATCGAGCAGACCGAACGAAAGCTGGAAGAATACCGGGCCGAGGCGGCGCAGATGGAGGAGAATGGAACCTCTCACACGTCTGGCGCAGATTCTGCGGAGTATGGCCAGCTGAGTACGGCTCTCGACGCCGTGAAAGAAAAGCTCGACGGTATGGTGCAGAAAGTGGAGCGCGGCACATCTGCTTTTGCAAAGTTCGGCAGCATTATCGGCAAGGGCGTTGTCGGCGGCCTGAAGGGCATGGTTTCCATGCTGGGTAAGGGCGCGGCAGCCATGCTGAAATTGTCCCTGCGGGCAAAGAAAACGCATTCCAGCTTCAACAACGGAATCGGAACGCTGCTGCGGTATGGTCTGGGCGTTCGCTCCCTGTTTACCCTCATGAGCAAGCTGCGCAGCGCGTTGGTGGACGGTTATAAAAATCTTGCCCGGTATTCCAGCCGGACAAACGCCGCGATATCGTCTCTCATGTCTGCGCTGACGAGGCTGAAGAACAGCTTTGCAGCAGCGTTTGACCCCATTCTGAGGGCGGCAGCTCCGGCGCTGGTTACGCTCATTAACCTGATTTCTAACGCGGTCTCCAAGATTGGTATGCTGACG